ATTCACTTTTCGATTTATGGAAATTTCCTCAACAAATCCAGACAGCCTAGACAGAAAATCCAATCAAAATGGGGTCGGAAACGATGCCAAGACAGGCCGATTTTTCTCATCGTCACATCATGATGACCTGAACGCTAATCAGACAGACTTTGTCAAAGAATTCGTGAATAACGGTGGGAACGCATGTTCTGCATCAAAGTCTATCGGAAAGACAGAATCTTATGGATACAGACAGTTGACTCTCAGTCATGTCAGAGAGGCAATTCAGATACAGATAGACAAGAATCTAAAGACAGAGGGGGCGAGCATAGCGTGGGGCTGCATTCGTGGGCTCCTGTTAGATTCAGCAACGCCCGCCCATGTGCGTTTAAATGCATCTAAGTGGGTATTAGAGCATTCTGGAATGGGAGTGACAGGCATGGCCATGCGGCTGGGGGTAAGTGCGTGGACGAGGCCATTGACCGACCTGTCTGAGGCCGAATTGGAGGCCCTAATTCAAGGCCAAAACACCCCGATTTTGGACATCGAACCATCATCCCCCTTGTCTGTCATAGACAGACAAGACATGGAAGATGGGGCCAATGGCTTAAGCCATTGAATCTATTGAGTCGCCTACGCCTAAGGAGGGCGTAGGCTGGGGGTGCGGGCGTGGGGCCCGACCCCCCGACACCCCCCCCGAAACCTCGTGCGTGCATGGGTATCAGCCGCACCGCTAAAAAATTTCCAGAATAGAATCCGACCCGACATTTTGTTAATCTTGCATTTTTTTGCTATTTACGAAAAGTCCACGCATGTCGCAGCCTCCTTATCCCTACAATCGTATCTTCGACTTTGAGTCTTTCAGCGTCGTTAATCCGACCACCCAGCAACCTGGCGTCCAGATTGAAGGCGAACTCGACAACATCAAGCGTACGCTAGACAGTACGCTTTATCGTCTGTCTGAAATTCAGCGTGACGACGGTTACATTCGTGATTCCGCCCTAGACCAAAGCACGGCAATTCCTCAGTTCTACAACCGTCTGGCTATTCTGTTTTCTCCTTCTTTTGCCCTGAAGGCTCCGATTGCCTCACCTATTTTTACTGGCGTAGTCAACATCCCAGCGAATGCGGTAATTGTTGGTTTTGCAAAAATTAATTCCCAAGCCTTCACGGGTGTACCTACCGTCCCTACCCCTGCTACGCTGTCTGCAACCCAGCAGATTGCTAACGCAGCCTTTGTTACCGCTGCTGACGCAGCCATTAAGCAGTTTGTCATCGATAACTACCTGAGTGCACCAGAGGTTGCTCTTACAGTTACGACTGCAGTCAACACGGCAATCACAACGCTTATTGATAACGCTCCAGCAGCCCTTGATACGCTCAAGGAAATCGCAGATGCCCTTGGCAACGACGCCAACCTTTCTGCAACTTTAATTTCGTCTATTGCCCTTAAGGCTGATGACAATGCGGTGCTGAAATTGACTGGCGGCACGGTGTCGGGCACTTTTGTTGCGTCTTCTGGTATTACCTTTGGAGATTTCACGGTTCAAACCACGGCAACTCTGGTTGGTCCTCAAGGACCAGCAGGTACTGACGCAAATATGGTCGGACCGCAAGGACCGCAGGGAGACACAGGACTGCAAGGACTGCAGGGAGACACAGGACCGCAAGGGAACGCAGGTGCCGACGGAGGCAATTTCCCAGATGCAAATTACGACGGCGTCCCATACATTCGTATCAACCAATCTTGGCAACCTCTCTCGTCATACGACCAGAACAGCGGCGGTGGAGGCGGTGGTATTAGTGAAGCACCCTACAATAGCACCCCATACATTCGTATCAATAACGCTTGGGAACCTCTCTCGACATACGATTCCTCTGGAGACGGTGGTATTGGCGAAGCACCCTCCAACGGCGTCCCATACATTCGTCTTAATAACAACTGGGAACCTCTCTCGACATACGACCAGTCAAGTGGTTTGCAAGGTCCGCAAGGCGACCAAGGTTTGAACGGTTCTGATGGAAACTCAGGTTCGCAGGGCGACCAAGGTCCGCAAGGCGACCAAGGTCCGCAAGGCGACCAAGGTCCGCAGGGTCCTGGCATTAACGAGGCTCCTAACGACGGCACATCCTATGTCCGCATCAATAGCAGTTGGGCAGAGACATTTATGGGTTTAACCAGCAACACGGAAACAGCAGGCTACATTACCCCGCACTACCCCTTTGAAGTTAAGATTACCGTTGCTGGCACGGACTACTGGATGCCTGTCCGACCTGTTTAATGTCTGACGCCAACCCAGAGCAGACAGCCGAAAACGCCCAAGCCGCACACCTGAAAAGGATTAGTGCGGCCAAGCGTCTTCTGTCTATCAAGCGTGGGCGGAACAGTCTGCTTGAGTTTACGAAGTTGACGCTGCCAGACCCAGACGACCCTGAAAATACAGACAGAAGCAGATACACGGCGTGCAGACACCACGAGGTTATCGCAGCCGCCCTTGAAGAAGTTGAGAAGGGTACGATTCAGCGTCTAATCATCACAATGCCCCCCAGACACGGTAAGTCTGAACTGGCATCCCGCCGCTTCCCTGCGTGGTTCATGGGTAAGGACCCTTACCGCCACACCATCTTTGCCACCTATAACGAAGACACGGCTAAGGACTTTGGTCGTGCTGTCCGTGAAATCGTGCAGATGCCTGTCTATAGACAGTTATTCCCGACGGCCAAACTCCGTAAGGGGTCTGCGTCTGCCGAGATGCTTCAGACAAAAGAGGGCGGTCAGGCTATGTTTGTTGGCCGTGGCGGCTCCCTGACTGGCCGTGGTGCTGACTTGCTGGTCATTGATGACCCCATCAAAGACCGTGAGGAGGCTGAGTCTAAATCTACCCGTGATAAAATGTGGGCTTGGTTTACCGATGTTGCCATGACACGCCTGATGTCTGTTGGTAGCCGAGTTGTTATCATCATGACCCGCTGGCACGAAGACGACCTGATTGGACGCCTGACTGACTCGACTAACGGCTACTTTAACGCCGAGGAGGCCAAGCATTGGAAGGTCCTGTCTTTGCCAGCCTTGGCTGTCCGAGACGACCCAATGGGCAGACAGCCTGGGGAAGCCCTGTGGCCAGACAGATTTGATGTGCCATTCCTTGAGCGAGCACGGTCATTAAACCCCCGAGGCTTTGCCTCGCTGTATCAAGGCTCCCCCGCCCCTGAAGACGGTGACTTCTTTAAAAAGGATTGGATTAAGTATTATAATCCGTCTGAACTGCCCAAGGCCCTGACCATTTATGTGGCGTCTGACCACGCTGTGTCTACGGACCAAGACCGTGACGCTACCTGTCTGATTCCAGTTGGGGTAGACGAGAACGATGACATCTGGATTCTGCCTGATGTCTGGTGGCGGCGAGAGCAGACCGACGAAGTGGTGGAGGCTATGATTGACATCATGGAGCGACTTAAGCCGATGCTGTGGTGGGCGGAAAAGGGGCATATCTCTAAGTCTATTGGCCCGTTCTTACGCAAGCGTATGCAGGAGCGTAGCACCTATGGGGCTATCGATGAGGTCACCCCAGCCAAAGACAAGCAGACACGAGCCCAAGCCATCCGTGGCCGTATGGCCATGGGGAAGGTGCACTTCCCTCGGTTTGCTCCGTGGATGCAAGACGCTGAACAGGAACTGCTTAAGTTCCCAGCCGCCAAGCATGACGACTTCGTTGACGCCTTGGCTTACATTGGTCTTGGCCTGAGCAAGCAGTTCAGCGGTCGGAACCCAGTCATTAAGAAAATCGAAAGTTTTGCCACGGGAACCATGGGCTGGCTCAAGCAAGCCTCTGGTGACGAGAGACGCAGACAAAACCTATTGCGTTTTGGAGGTTTTTAACTACTTTCCCGCAAATGGAACCTGACGACATGATGAACATGGGCGGAACGCCGATGCCTGGGGAAAACCCAATGCAGGAACAGGCTGATGGTCAGGGCCGTATTCGCCGTGATACCCCTCACCCCGACGAGGCCCGTGCCTCGCTCGTTAAGGACTGGTGCAAAAAGGTTGTTGCCGCAAAGGACCATTGGAAGCGTCCGTTCGCCCGCATGCGTGAGGACATGGATTTTGTGTCTGGCAAGCAATGGGCTGGCGGTTCAATGGACGACGAACGCTACACCGCCAACATTACGCAACGCCATATCGCCCAGCGTGTTGCGGCTCTTTATTGCAAGAACCCAAAGGCTACCGCCAAGCGGAAGAAGCGTCTGGAATTTTCCATCTGGGATGGCACCACCGCAACGCTGCAACAGGCACAGGCTATGGCTGCGATGGCTACACAGCAGGGTATGCCGCCCGACCCTCAGGGTATGGCCCTGATGCAGGATTTTAGCCAAGGCTCTCAGAAGCGTACGATGTTGGACAAGGTCGCAAAGACCATGGAAATTCTTTTCCAGCATGTCTTGCATGAGCAGCAGCCAAATTTCAAGGCTCAGATGAAGCAGTTAGTACGCCGTGTCTGCGTGACTGGCGTGGGTTTTGTGAAGGTTGGCTTTGAGCGTGTTACCGAATCTCGTCCCGAAGACGCAGACAAGATTCGTGATATCACCCAGCAACTTAACAGCATCGAGCGTATCACCCAAGATGTTCAAGACGGCATCTTGCAGCCAAATGCACCTGAAACGGAACAGTTAAAACTGATGATGCGTGAACTTCAGGAAAAGCCAGAAGTGCTTGTCCGTGAAGGCGTAGTGTTTGATTTCCCCCCATCTAGCAGCATCATTGTTGACCCTAAGTGCCGCCACCTTTCTTCATTCCTTGGTGCTGGCTGGGTCTGTCAGGAATTTATCATGACCCCTGAGGCGGTCAAAGAAGTCTACAAGGTTGACCTTGGTAAGACCTTCACCTCTTACACCGAAAACCGTAATGTCGGCCACCATTCTTCATCTGAACAAAAAGAGAACTGTGTTGTCTGGGAAATCTATTCTAAGGCAGACAAGATGAAATATGTGGTCGTAGACGGCTACCATGACTTCCTTCAGGACCCCGAATGTCCGTGGCCTGAGGTCGATGGCTTCTGGCCCATCTTCCCGCTTGTCTTTAATGAAGTTGAAAACGAGAAAGAAATCTATCCCCAATCCGATGTCCGACTCATCCGTCCAATCCAACTCGAATACAACCGTGCCCGTGAAGGTCTTCGTGAGCACCGCCACGCCAACCGACCTGCCTATGCGGTTCCGTTTGGCATGCTTGACACTACTGACAAGGCCAACCTGTCTGAGCGTCCTCCGCATTCTATCATAGAACTTCGTGGTCTGCAGCCTGGGCAGGGTGTAGAATCTGTCTTACAGCACATCAAGCCCGTAGCCATCGACCCTGCTCTGTACGACACGAGCATGCTGATTGACGACACGCTTCGCATCCTTGGAGCCCAAGAAGCCAACATCGGCGGTACTGCTGCCTCTGGCACTACGGCTACCGAGGTGTCTGTGGCTGAATCTAGCCGCATGTCTGCGGTCGGCTCTAATGTGGACGACCTTGATGAGTTCCTTGGGGCCATCTGCCGTGCGGCTGGCGAGGTCATGCTTAAGGAGTTCTCTCAGGAGTATGTCCTAAAAGTTGTCGGTCCTGGGGCTGTCTGGCCCCAGTTCAGCCGTGAGGAAATCGCTGAATCCCTTTACCTTGACATCGAGGCTGGCTCGTCTGGCCGACCAAACAAGGCGTCTGAAATCCAGAACTGGGAGCGTCTGGC